GTATTACCGTATTTAAAGAAATGCAGATTACCCACATCCTTGTGCATCTCCCAGTCGAACAGCTGGAAACCTTTGCCCCTGTTCTGGGCGTATTTGACTGCCTGGCTCTGTGAAATAGTTCCTACACTTGAAACACCACTGACAGAACGCAGCACATCATCAATCAGATAGGCTTCATAAACACCGCCCAGGCATTCCGTATGCTCTACCCAGTCCGGCTCGATCGCTTCCACACTTTCCGATGTTGTGAGTAAAACGAAATCGAAGGCCGCCGAATTAAGGAAAGTAAAGGCCAGTTTCGTAGCCCCTACAGGAACGGCACAAAACAGATACATACCATTGATAAAACCGTTCGCATTTGAAACGCTGATCCGACTTACTATTTTCCCGGCATCATCTATAAATACAGCACCGTAAAGAGTAGAAGCAAAACCGGGAAAACGAACCTGCTTGTAATCCCGGACGTCCACCAGGGCGAACGATCCGGATTCGTATTCATTCTTCGCCTCTTCAATGGTTGTGTAATCCGTATTCTTACGAATCCCGATCCCTTCCGTCACATCCAGTTCCTCGCGGGTAAATCTTATACTGGTGTACCCTGCTGCTGCCGGCGCATCCTCATTACTTGAAATAAAACCGTAAAGGCACTGATTCAGCACGTCCGTTACTCCCTTGTACCAGTAATGAGGCTCATATATGTAAACTTCACCTTCCGATCCGGTTAATACTGCATCCGTGGCGTTCTCCACGCTGTCACTATCCGCGTATTTATTTCGGTTCTCATCATGAAGCGGGTAACAGGTCATTTCACCCTCCGCCGTCTTTTTAGCCAGAATACAACGTCTTTTCGACAACACTTCCAATATATGGGAAGACGGGGTAAATTCAGTATTATAGTCATATCCGGTAGAGTTATCCAGATTCGTAATCTTTTCCCCGTCTCCTACCGTCTGATCTATTTTTATACCGACAAACTGCGGCTGAATGATATTCAGTTCCGGGAAATGTGCACAGGTGGCGGCGTACTCTTCATCCGACATGGACTGGGTGAGCCGGTACGTACCTACCAGGCGGCACGTCTGCACGTTTCCCCCGTCTTCATCAACGCCGCCCATTGTCATAAGCCTGCGAAGCAAATTACCGTTCCCGTCCATATCTATACCGGTAATTCGTAGATAGCTGGTCGCACTGCATTGCTGTAATAACGTGTTCCAGTCGATCAGGCTACAGTTATCAATCACAAGGCGCGTGATATTTGCCGTACCTTCCAGCTGCAGCCCTGCATTGGTTAGTTTGTTCAGGTACCGGAGTTCGAGCGTCTGCAAAGTTCCGGGAAGGACGCAAACGGCCAGAGGCGCACCGCCGGCAAATGTCACACCGGTAAGGGATGTATCACCGGCCAGGAAGGTTTCAAGTTTGGTATTACTTGAAAGGTCCATACCGGTAAAGGAAGAAGATTTAAGTCCGGATATGTCGAGTTTTCGAAGATTACGGCAATTACCCACCAGAAGGGCGTTAAATGTCGTCTGTCCGGCCTCACAACTAACATTCAGTTCACGCAAGGCCGTGCAGTTGTTCAGGTTCAACGTGCCGACAATGGCGTGGGCTACATCCGTCAGATCAAGCCCGCGAATACGGCTTGCACCGT